TGCCTAATCGATCTGAGTGTATTTTTCGTAATTGGTCGCAAGATATCAGCACGATTGAGGGTGGAGAGATCGGCTGTCCGCAAGAACCGGTTAATGGCACCCACAACATTGGCTACTGGGCGGACGAACTTATACCAATGCCCTGGGTGGAGACTCTTCGTTTTAGAACAGTCACCCGAAATAGTAAGGGAATAATATCCTTCACAGCCGTGGACGGGTGGAACTCGGTGGTAAAGAGTATGCTGACGGGAGCAAAGACTGTTGAATCGGCAAAAGCTGACCTTTTGGATGGTGAGGAGGTTCCCCTGGTCCAACAGCCATTAAGAAAAGCCTCGAGTGTGGTGTATTTCCATACAGCGGCCAATCCATTTGGTGGTTGGTCGGCCATGAAGACGCAGTTAGAAGGGGAAAAGAGGGAAACGATCCTTTGTCGGGCGTATGGAGTGCCTGTACGGCAGTCACGGGCCGTGTTCCCGGCACTTTCGGATTTAAATTATAAAACTCCTGATAATTTACCTAATTTTGATGACGCTAATTGGGTATTAAGTATCGACCCTGCTGGTGCAAAGCCTTGGGTAATGGTTTTATTTGCAATCGACCCACATGGAGTCGCCTGGGCGGTTAAAGAGTTCCCTGATTTCGATACTTGGGGTGGATGGATTGATCCAACAAAGGATAAACTGTCTGCCGGTGAGGCGGCTCAACCGAATGGGTATGGTTTAAAGGATTATGCGGATGAAATTAGGAGGATGGAGAAGATTTGTGGAGATAATATGGTAACTCGCATAATCGACCCTCGTTTAGGAGCGGCTAGTTATCAGAAGTCGGAGGGAAGTTCTAATATTATCGATGATTTAACGGATGAGGGAATCATTGTTGAACCGGCAGAAGCCTTAGATATCGAGACAGGTATTCAGGCGATTAATAATTTATTAGCTTGGGATCGCACCAAACCGATGGATTTAAGCAATAAGCCTAAATTGATGTTTAGTGATGAATGCCAAAACCTAATTAGCTGTATGCAATCTTATCAGCCAGGAGGTTCGTTAAAGGCTCCTGAAAAAGACTTCGTAGATACGGTGAGGTACTTCGCTGTAGGCAATTTTGAATACTTCGACCAGGAGGAATTGGTCGGAACAGGAGGAGGGAGTTATTGATATGAGTAAGAAGGTGATGCCTGGGCATCGGAATCAGATTGTATTATTAAGGCAGGCTGGGGAGACATGGCCAAAGATCGCCAAAGCGGTCGGCTTTAGCCGAGCGACTGTGCAGAAGGTGTATAAGGAGGAATTGGCGAAGGAAGCACCTCCTGTGATTGAGGAAGTAAAGCCGAGGTATGAGAAGGCCAGGGTATTATCGATGGTCCCGAACCCTCGTTTAATGCGGATATACTTTGAGGATCGGGATGAGATTGGTGTGTGCGTGAAGAGGCCACAGGACAATCACCCGCCAAAAAGTCAGATATTAGTGAAGAAAGTAGATGGGGAGGAAAAGCTGTACAGATTGGTATGAACCGCCCCAGGCGAAGGATAATCGCATTGACGCGATGCTTCGTGAAATGGTGGTGGAGCAGGGGCTAAAATCCTTGGTTACAGGAAACGAGCCAAGACCATTAACGATTCAGGAGATTGCTGACTTCGTGGGGGTTGGTTTCACATCGCTTCAGAGAATTGAGCAACAGGCTCTGAATAATTTGCGAAAAAAAATGTTAAACTTGAAAGGTTAAAATGGAAACGGAAGTACAAATATATGAGGAAAAGCCCGATGTGGATGGGCTTAAAGAGGATTTTGAACGGGCAAAAGCAAACCTTAGTTGGTGGATGGATAAAGCCGAGGATGCTCGGGAGGTTCGCTTTAACGAGTGGGCGGGAAAGAGTGGAGATGGTAAGAAGCATGGGCCTGAAGCCTTCCCATTTGACGGTGCAAGTGATCTTGATCCAAATGTCATCAACCCATTAATCGATGGGGATGTCGCGACTCTCACGCAGGCCCTGTCGCAGGCCAACCTGGTAGCCGCGCCTGTGGAGAGCGGCGACATAGCATCGGCCAAGCTGGTGAGTGAATTTTTGAAGTGGCGAATGGGTACAATGGATGAACTGATGAGGGAGTCATCGATTGGTGCAAATTATTTATTACAGAATGGACTGACCTTTTTCGGTACATACTGGAAGCAGGAGAAGACGAGGAAGTTTGAGCCTATTAGTTTGGACCAAATTGCGGAGCAATCGCCTGAGTTAGCTATGGCTATCCAAGACCCTGAGATGAAGGAGGGTGTCGAGGAGATGTTTTATCCGATGTTTCCTAACCTGAAGAAGAGACGGGTCAAGAAGATGCTTAATGAACTTCGCAAGACAGGTGAGAGCGAAATTCCGACCGAAAAAGTGGTCGTTAATCGTCCGGCAGTTAAAGCATATGAGCTTGGGCGGGAATTGATCGTGGATAGTAATGTGATCGACCTGGAGTCGGCCCGTTCCATCCATTGTTTGCATTACTATACGCCTGAAGCGTTAAAGCAGAAGGTCAACGAGGGATGGGATGCCAAGTGGATTGATGAAGCTATTGAGAAGGCTAAAGATTTTTACGAGGATGAAAGATACAGCGACTCCATGATGTCCTATGACTATGGGAACAATTATGGAAGCCAGCACTACGAGGGATTGATTAAAGTAATTACTACTTATCGCAAGGAACTCGATGAGGATGATGTACCTGTCGTTACCAAGACCTGCTGGACTGAGGAGATGGAAGAAGCAGGGTTCCATGAGCCTGTCGGATATGACGAGGGGAGATATCCATTTGTGTGTATCACGAGAGAGCATTTAAACCATCGTTTATTGGACTCTCGGGGATACCCTGAGTTGCTGAAGAGTTATCAGATTGCGGCGAAAACAGAGATGGATGCGCGGCGTGACCAGGCAAGCATGACGACTTTCCCTGCTGTGGAATATCCGATTGGCCGCCGTCCCGAGCGTTTGGGCCCAGGTGCATTCTTGCCTGTGCGTAGGCGTGGAGAGGTCGGCTTTGTGGAGACACCGAGGTATTCACCAGCATCGACACAGGTGGAGATGGATATCCGCAAGCTATGTAACCGCATAACCGGTCGGGCGACTGGTCCTGAAGATGCGGTGGAAGCCAATGTGATTAAACAGCACCTGGTGAACTGCTGGCTGAATGGATGGAAGGAGATCCTCAAGAGAGTGTGGTGTTTGGATCGTACTTATTCAGGACCGATGATATGGTTTCGGGTAACAAATAACGAGCAGGGCGCACAGCTTATCTTGGATGAAACTGCGGAGTTGTATGATTTTAATATTTCATGGAACTCGATGAATGCAGACGAGGAGAAGGTTCTACAAAAGTTGGATACCGTTGGTAAGCTAATGGCACAGTATGATCGTCAGGGAACAGCTCGCTACGATGTATATCTTCGTAAGGTACTGGAAGCGATTGATCCAAACCTAGCAAGTCAGCTTATCATGCCTGCACAGGAGGCCACAACGAAGGAGATTATTGAAACATCGAATGATATCGCCAAGATCGCATCCGGTCAGGTGGTTAATGCACCCGAGCAGGGGGCAAATGCACAGCTTCGCTTGCAAGTATTACAGCAGTACATTGCCGGAAGTGAAGCGATACCAGCCACCGATGTGCAGGAAAGACTGCAAAACGATGAGAACTTTGCGAAGAGATTACAGACCTATGCTAGTCAGCTAGAGTTCCAGCAACAGCAACAACAGAATGCTCGGATTGGACAGTTAGGAACTGCCCCTGGCAATGTACCAGGCACAGCAGTAGCGGCATGACGATACAAGACGCAGTTGCTGGCTTAAAGGACTTAACCGAGTTCAAAGCCTTAGTTGAATTTATAAAAGAACAGAAAGAATCGTGCTTAGTAGATTTCATGGATTACCAGCACATCGACAGCCCCGAGAAACTTGCCCGACTATCGGGTGAGATTGCCGCCTTTCACCGCATTATAACATTGATCGATGAGAAAGATGACTGAGACCCCTCATCAGAAATTCAAGACCGAGCATCGAGCCTTATTAAATCGATGGCTAGAGGAGTCTGATATTGAGGACATGGACATGGCAAAGATCGCAATGGACGATCTAAACGAGTGGCTGGGAGAAGATGTATTGGAGTTCGAAAGCGATATAGACCTTTCGGACGAAGATGAAGAGGAAGGGTAACCTTTACGAACAGCAGTTTTTCATCGAGGCATTAAAGAATGGCCTCGAAGTATTTACCCCATTAGGGGACTACCTTCCGCAGGACTGCATCGTAATGAACCAGGCAGGCCGAGCCTTTAAGGTGCAGGTCAAAGGCACAGGTGGTTTAATGAAAGAAAATAGGGGTGGGTTAGGTAGGTACATGGTTACTGCGGCCACCGGCTCCAAAGAGAAAGATCCAATCGATTGTACAAAAGTTGATGTAGTGGCGGCATATGTGGAACCTCGCAACTGCTGGTACCTGATCCCATGCCTGCAAGTGTCGGGCATTCGATTAACTCTATGCCCTCACAACCCGCAGAGCCGAGGGAAATATGAGAAGTTTTTAGAAAATTGGGAAGTTTTTAAAGTTTCCTGAATAATTGTCGTTTTCATCTGCTAAAATTGTCATTGGCGGGGTGTATCTACTCCGCAGAACAACGCAAGAGAGTGCGAACTCT